CTAAAATAAGATATGATGTAAAACAAGATAGAGCAGTATTTTTAGTTAGTGATAAAAACAAAATTGTTGGAGCAATTGGCAGAGGATTAAGTAAAGAAGTTTACCCAAAGTGGTACAAATACCACAGTGATGAACGTAGTCCGTACGTATGTGGTACATCATCAACTGCAGTTGTTGTTGAAGATTGTGCAAGTGCTTGTGCTGTATCAAGAGATTATACAGGGTTTGCATTAATGGGTACGAGTTTTTCTGATGACTTTATTCCTTATATAAAAAAATATCGTAAAGTAATTGTAGCATTAGATAGAGATGCAACAACTAAATCATTTGACATAGCTAACCAAATAAGCTACTATGTTCCTACTGAAGTTAAAGTATTAGAAGATGATTTAAAATATTTTAATTCAGATAAAATTAGAGAGGTATTACAATGAATATATTTTTTTTAGATAAAGACCCATACAAAGCCGCACTTGCTTTGTGTGATAAACATGTGCCAAAAATGTTATTAGAGTCAGCACAGATGTTATCAACTGCTGTTAGACGTTATGAAGAAGATACAGATACAGCACCTTTGCATGCACCAATATACAAATCTGCATATCAAAAACATCCCATGACAATATGGGTTGGTGAAAATAAAAATAACTTTAAGTGGGCATTAGAAAATGCTGTGTACATTAATCATCAATATGAACAACGATTTAACAAAGACCATAAATCATTTGCTGTTATAGAAAATATATACAATTTTGAATTAGATGCACATTTACCAGAAAAACCTTTCACTGAGCCGCCTCAATGTATGCCAGATGAATACAAAGACAAAAGTTATGTAACTGCTTACAGAAAATATTATCAAGGTGCTAAAGCTTATTTTGCTAAATGGGAAAAAGGTGTATTCCCTCCAGAATGGTGGTTAGCATGATAGATAAACATGCAAGTTGCCCATCTTATCCTGTATGTGATGATAATCCTTTTGGATGTATAGTAAGACAAGGAGTAAGAAATGTAGAATGGTATGGACACAAAGATAAAGCTGAGTGGTACGAAAAAAAAAGTAAACCTAAAAAAAGAGAGAAAAATGATAAAAACAAAAGCAAATAAAAAATTTGATATTGATTTAAAGTATGGACAAGTGCGAGAAAAACAAGTATCTAATATTTTTGCCAATAAAAAAATAGAAGTTAAAACTGAAAGAGATTGGTGGTTTAAAACTGGTAACATTGCATTAGAGTATGAGTGTAATGGTAAACCTAGTGGTATCAATGCAACTAAATCAGATTATTGGATACAAATATTAGCTAAAGGAAAAGATAATCATTGTATGCTAGTGTTTGAAGTATCTAAATTAAAAAAAATAGTTAAGAAATATAAAAAAGATTTTACACGCATGGTAGGAGATAGAAATGCGTCTAAATGTGTTATATTACCTATAAAAAAATTATTTGAAAAGGATACAATTGATGTGGAAATTAATTGATTGCGGTACATATCCGTGGTTTGTTTTAGAAAAACAGAAATACTTTCATTGTGTATATTCTTTAACAGGAGAATACAAAAAATTAAAAGTAAAAAGAACCGAAGTTCCTATGTATGGCATGGGATGTAAAAGTTACTTAGCGTATCTTAGAACATGGCCATTGGCAATTTCTCCATGTAAACTTAATAAAAAAAGTGCAAAATTTTATATAAGATTATGGAAAAATAAAACAAAAACTAAATTAATGAAAGAAATACTTAAACAACTACGCTTGACTTAAAACAAAAATTATGCTAGAAGAACACCTATGATAGAGAAACAATTACTAACCCTGTCTTTAAAAAAAGACTTTTACAAAGAACATAAAAATAAATTATCCAAATCATTATTTACCAATGGTGTTGGAAAATTTTTTGAAACAATACAAAAAGCTCATGAAGAATATGATACGGATTTATCATTAGATGAGTTGTCTGTATTACATACCGAAAAATATAATCCTGCTCTAACTCGTGCGTCAAAGCATAACTTTAGCGAAATGATAAATGAGCTAAGGGAAGAAGATGAGCCAAATGAAAATGTTATTGGTGACATAATAGAGTCGTTACATAGACGAAATCTTGCTCATAAAATAGCTGTTATGGCAACAGATATTTATAATGGTAAGGGTGAAGATTTTGTACCTATAAAAAATTTATTAGATAATCCTCATGTCATTGAGGAAAGTAATGATAACGCAGTTACATCTGATGTCAGTGAACTATTAGGACTAATTGACGTAACTACTAAGTGGAATTTTAATCTACAATCATTACATGAACAGGTGTCCGGTATAGGTGAGGGCAATCTAGCAATTTTTTTTGCTAGACCAGAGACAGGTAAGACCGCCTTTTGGGTTAGTTTAGTCGCAAATGAAGGCGGTTTTGCCAGTCAAGGAGCCAAAGTTGTTGCCCTTATCAATGAAGAGCCTGCAGTTCGTACACAAATGAGACTAATTAATGCCCATACAGGTATGACTAGAGAGGAAATTAAGGAAGATACCACCAAAGCTAGTGAATTATGGTCGCAAATTAATACTAATATTAAGTTATTAGATACTGTAGATTGGAATTTAGATGATGTTAATAAATATTTAGAAGAAAATAAAACAGATATATTAATTATTGACCAATTAGATAAGGTAAATGTATCTGGTACTTTTGCACGTACTGATGAAAAGCTTAGAGCCATATATACAGGGGCTAGAGAATTGGCAAAAAGACATAACATATGTGTTCTTGCGTTATCTCAAGCATCTGCAGATGGGCATAATAAACTTAATTTGTCGTTTGATATGATGGAAAACAGTAAAACAGGTAAAGCGGCAGAGGCTGATTTAATTATAGGTATAGGTAAAAGAGAAACAGGTAATCCTAATGAGCCAATGAGACAATTAAACATAAGTAAAAATAAAATTAATGGCGTACATGCAGAAGTAAACGCTTTTATAAACCCACAATTGTCGAGGTATGACGTATGATAACTGTAGTAGATGTAGAAACAACTTTTGTAAAAGATAAAACAGGTAAATTAGACCCTGCACCTTTTCAAAAAGATAATCAATTAGTTAGTGTAGGAATAAATGATGAGTATTTTTGTATGTATCATAAAACACATACTGATTTTCATTTAGCTAAAAATTATAAAGCCATACAAGAAATTTTAGATAAGACAACATTACTTGTTGGTCATAATTTAAAATTTGACTTAGCATGGCTTTATGAATGTGGTTTTAAATATGAAGGTCGTGTGTATGACACTATGATTGCTGAATATATTTTATTACGTGGTATAAAAAAAAGATTATCATTAAAAGAATCTTGTAATCGTAGACGTATACAACAAAAGTCAGATATAGTTGATACATACCTTAAACAAGATATTGGCTTTGAAACAATACCTTGGAATATTGTAGAAAAATATGGAAGACAAGACATCGTTGCTACTAGAGCTTTGTTTGATGACCAGATGAAAGATTTAAAATTACCAATAAATAAAACTTTAGTTGCAACACTAAAGATGATGAATGAATTTTTAATTACATTAATTGAAATGGAGCGTAATGGTATTTATGTTGATAAACATACATTAAAACAAGTTGAGGAAGAGTTTATCAAAGAGCATGATGAGTTAAGGGTGTACATAGACAAACAATGGGTGATACACCAATTAATCCATCTAGCCCAGAGCAACTATCTTGGCTAATTTATGGAAAAAAAGTTAAGGACAAAAAACAGTGGGCAAATGTATTTAACATCGGTATTGACTCTTTTACTAAAAGAAATAAAAAGAGACCGCACTTTTCTAAAAAACAATTTGATGCTACTGTTAAATTACAGACAAAAGATATATACAAAACAAAAGCTGTTCAATGTTCTGATTGTAATGGGAAAGGTTTATATCAAAAGTATAAAGTTAATGGAGACCCATATAAAAATTTAAGTAAGTGTGAAACTTGCGAAGGGCAAGGTGTTTTATATCACAACACTGAATTTTTGGCAGGATTCCGCCAAAAACCAAGAGGTGTAATGGACATTTCTGAGGGAGGGTTTAAAACAGATAAAATTACTTTAACTAAATTATTAGACAATGCAGGCGAAGAATTAACTAAATTTATAAATGCTATTACAAGATATAATGCTGTTGATATGTACTTAAAAACATTTGTTACCGGTATAGATAATCATACTGATGATAAAGGTTTTTTACATCCTAAGTTTATGCAATGTGTTACATCTACTGGTAGACTATCTAGTAGAGACCCTAACTTTCAAAATCAACCAAGGGGTGGTACATTTCCCATTCGTAAAGTAGTAAAATCTAGATTTAAAAATGGCAAAATAATGGAAATAGATTATGCACAGTTAGAATTTAGAACTGCTGTATTTCTTGCACAAGATAAACAAGGAATGGAAGATATAAAAAATGGAGTAGATGTGCATCAGTATACTGCTGACATTATAGGTGTATCAAGGCAAAGTGCAAAAGGTCATACATTTAAACCTTTGTATGGTGGTACGACAGGTACAGAAGATGAAAAACGTTATTATGATGCATTCAAAGAAAAGTATCAAGGTATAACAAAATGGCATGAAGAATTACAGAGTAATGCAATAAAGTATAAGGTAGTAAAATTACCTACTGGTAGAGAGTACGCATTTCCTTATGCTCAAAGACAAGTATGGGGTGGCTCAAGCTATGGCACACAAATTAAAAATTATCCAGTACAAGGATTTGCTACTGCTGATATTGTTCCACTAGCATGTATAAATATTTATCGTAAGATGAAAGAATTAAAACTAAAAAGTAAATTAATTAATACAGTACATGACTCTATTGTTGCTGATGCGTGTGAAAATGAAATAGAAATTGTATCTAAATGCTTAATAGATGGATGTGCCGAAGTTGTGCAATCTTTACAACAGAGATACAATATTACATTTAATGTACCACTTGACACAGAACTCAAGGTAGGGTATGATTGGTTAAACTTAAAGGAGGCCTAATGGGTGCAATGAAATGGTTTATGATGGGTGTTGAAGATATGATAGACCCAGATAAAACTGAAGAAGAAAACTATGAAATGAACAAGGATAATAAGGTTCTTGTTCGTGGTGAAAAATTTAGCATAACAAAAGATGATATTAGCTACGCTTATGCTACAGTAAAAGGAGACCCCTATGATAAGTGAAGTATTGACAGTGGGAGATTTATTTATGGAAAATGATGATTGGGTTAATGATGAAGAAGCCTCAGTCTTTCAACGTATTGAAGAATTAATACATGAATTTAAAAAAGATAATAATGGTAAAAAACCTACCATGTTATATATAAATCAAGATGAAGAAACACAAAGTTATTTGATGTGGTTTGCTTCAAATTATGGCTTAAAAGCTGAGATAACTACGGGAGTTACGTATGTTGGGTAATTTATGGGAATGGTTCCTAATTTTGTTTATATTTGGCATAATATTAATTTCAATTTTTTTATAAAAAAAGCTTGACAATTTATAAAATTTATGCTAGAGAATAATAATAATTATTTTATTTACAGGAGGTAAATCAATGAATAATTTAGTAGATGTAAAATCAATGTCAAATGAAGACATTATGAAAGCAATAGGACAGGATGATGGGAGTAGCACTCCTAGTCTTCCTCGTCTTACAATAAATAGAAACCCAGAAGATGATGATGGAAATCGTTTACCTATTGGGTCTTTTTCTGTTTATCACAATGACCTAGGTGAAAATGTTTATGGAAAGCCAATAACATTTAGGCCTTTTATAAGTGCTATGCAATATATGGAGTATAGTGCCGAAGAAGAGTCTTATCTTTCTCGTTCCATTATATTTAAAAACTGGAAAGATGAAGCAATTGATACTGTAGGCGGTGTAAGATGCGGTAAAGTTCCCTTTAAAGATAGAGGTAATTTAACTTCTGATGAACTGGCTGACCAAAGAAGTAAAAAATGTTATCGTCTTGTATATGGAGAGGTATCTTTTATGGGTAAGACTGCAAGTGGTGCAGACCATGAAGTAAAAAATTATCCTGTGTTATGGCGAGTAACAGGTACACAATTTAATCCTGTTGGTAATGCATTAAAATCAATTAGCCAACGTAAAAAACTTATGTTTAATTGCTTATTAAATCTGGAAACAGAAAAGAAAAAAGCAGGAGCAAATGTATTTTATATTGCAAAAATTGCAGTTAATGCAGATGCAGGAATTAAATTAACTAAAGGTGATGAAGATACTTTACGTAATTTTCAAGAGTTAATTGATACTGAAAATACCGAAGTATTTGAGTTATACAAACAAGCTAAAAAAGGTAAGGCTACATCTGATGATGCGGCTGATGCTAAAGTCATTAATGATGTTGAGGAAGTTGACCCAGTAGCTGAGTTATCATCATAATGTCAAATCCTATTCTACAAAAAGTACAAACTTTTTTAGAACAAGCAGGTCGTCAGAATGTAAAAATTTCTGACGGCTTGATTGAAGAGTTTGGAGAAGCTTGCAAATCTGCAATCCGAAAACAGTTCACGGATGAGCGAGGGGGCAAATTCAGATTACGAATGAGTAATATAGGGAAACCTTTATGTCAATTGCAAATGGAAAAAACAGGAGCAAAGGCAGAGTTACCAGATTATAATTTTAAAATGAAAGTATTATTTGGTGATTTAATTGAGGCATCTGCTATGTTAATTTTGAAGGCATCTGGAGTTGATGTTCAAAGTGAACAAAAATCTGTTAAACACAGTGGCGAAATTGAAGGAACTTACGATGTTGAGATTGATAATAAAATCTGGGATATTAAAAGTGCTTCTCCATTCGCCTTTGATAAAAAATTTTCACAAGGATTTAGCACAGTGGTAAATGATGATGCATTTGGGTATGCATCACAAGGATTTATGTACGCTGATAGTGAGAATAAAGACTTTGGTGGATGGATTGTTATTAATAAATCTACTGGTGAATGGTGTATAACAGAGACACCTTTAAATATTGATGAACATAAGGAAAAATATGTTGTAGCGGCAAAAGATAATTTTAAAGCAATAAAAAATAATAAAAAATTTGAACGATGCTTTACTGATGAAGAAGAATATTTTCGTAAGGCAAAAACAGGAAATCGAGTGCTTGGTATAACGTGTTCTTACTGTCCATATAAGAAAGAATGTTGGGGTAATGAAATACAATATTTACCACAGCAACAATCACAGGCAAGAGACCCTAAATGGGTATGGTATACTAAAGTAACCAACCCTAGAAAGGAATATGAGAACGAGCAGTAGAAAAGCCAAAGGTAGAAGATTACAAAATTGGACAAGAGATGAACTACTATCCAGATTTTCTAAATTTTCTAATGATGATATATATTGTGCAATTATGGGTGAGAGTGGAGCAGATGTTAAATTTTCGCCCCATGCACAAAAGGTAATACCCTACTCAATTGAGTGTAAAAATAAAGAGACATTTAAAGGTATATATGATATAATAAAACAAGCTAGTAGCAATTGTAAAGTATCTCAAATACCTTTAGGTATAATTAAAATGAATAATTTAGAACCTTTAGCAATTGTTGATGCTAGACATTTTTTAGATTTAATAAAAGGAAAGTAAAATGGAAAAAGTAAACTTTAATAAAGGAGTTAAGATAATTATATCTCCAACAGAAAATGGATATGCATGTGGCATGTTAAATGACACTGAAAAAGTTGATATAGAAGATGAAGGTTTATATCTTTGTCATGTTATTGCACAAGGCATGATTAAATTTGCAATGTCTAGCCCGCAAGAGGCATTTGATTTTGGTGTTCAACAAATTAGCGAGCATAAAGAAACACCTTTAAATGGTGACTTAAAAAGATTTGATGAATATGATAATGTAGTGGATTTAATTAATTTTAAAAAAAATAAAAAGGACTTACATTAATGAAGAGTCATCAGATTTTAAATCAAGCAAGCGTTCTTGTACGAGGACAAAGAGAGAAAGACTATGGCGATAAAACTGAAAACCATAGAAACATAGCTAATCTTTGGAGTGCTTATTTAGGCTATCCTATAACTGCTGAAAATGTTGCTATTATGATGTGTTTATTAAAAATAGCTAGAACTAAGTTAGGTGCTACAAATAAAGATACTTATATTGATATGGCGGCATATGGAGCCATAGCAGGTGAAATAAAATTTAGGGGGAAAAATGAGTGACCATATATCTGATTTAATTTATAAGGCACTTGAGCATGAGGCTCAAGCAAATATTGATAAAGCCGAAGCAACTTTGGAAATATATTTTAATAGTCCTGTTGGAATAGGAGAGCATCCACAACATTTAGAAGAAATGAGTAAATTATTAGATGTAATATCTACTAATGAAGACAGGTTAACAGTTTTAAAAAAATATTTTTCAGACTACAACGAAGCACGAGGTAACGTATGAACTATATAATAACGCAAGAACAATTACAGGCTGTTCTAAATTATTTAGGCTCACGCCCATATGTAGAAGTAATAAAAGTAATTAACCTATTAGGACAACTACAGCCTGCCCCTGCTGATTCTGGTAAAAAAGATGAAGCAGATAAATCCCGAAAATAAAAAAGGAGAGCACGAGGCTCTCCTTTATAAACTTGAAGTTAAATTAAATAGTGATGGAAATATATTGTTTAATTACGACTGGGTTAAACCAGAACTTCTTATAGAAAAACTAAAACAATATGAATATAAATATGTTATTTCTGCTATCATTCGTCATTGCTTGTCTAATGGTTATAAATTAGACGATGAACTAAAACAATTACTAAAAAATATATAATGGAATTATGGGAATTTTGGTTATTGTTAATGGTAACATTAAATACAATTCAAAATTTAATTGTATTTTTTGTAGGTAGAAAATTTAAAAAGGAGAAAAAAAATGTCAAGAGAATCGTTGAAAGAAAAAATTAAATTACACGAAGGGTTTCGTGATACTATATACAAAGATACCCTAGGATTTCGTACTATTGGATGGGGGCATAAAGTAGTACATGAAGATAAGTTTGAAGATGGTAAAGCTTATTCAAAAGAAGCATTAGAAAAAGTATTTGATGCAGACTTTGATAAAGGTTGGAATTTAATGCAATTATTTTGTGATGAAAATAATTTACGTTCTATTTCAGATACTGCAAAAGAAATACTGTGTAATATGATATTTCAAATGGGTTTTGCAGGTGTCAGTAAATTTAAAAATATGATTAAAGCTTTGCAAAATCGTGATTACAAGCAAGCAAGCATTGAAATGCTTGACAGTCGTTGGGCAAAACAAACACCTAATAGAGCTAAAGAGTTATCTGACCATATGGCTAACGCTTAAGGTTGTGGTGGGAAATAAGGTTCCTTACTTTTCATTAGCATATTTTGTTCTTCTAAAAATTTATTTAAATGGTAGTCTTTATTTGTATCAAGTGGAACTGGCTCTGATTTTGTTTCTGTTGTATTGCTCATTAGTGATTTAACTTTATTTCCTACTCTATCTAATAAATTTATTGTCTGTTGACTTCGTAATCCACCTATCTTACTAATTCTATCATATTCATCTCTTATTAACATGTCATAAATGATGTTTACATCATCTTCTTTTGATTTAGTTAATGCTTCATCCATTTCTTTAGGAGGTAAATTTGAGTTTGATATAGCATCTCTATTTTGTTGTTCTGCTAATTCCACTGCTTTGTTTCGTATTTCATTTATTTTATCTCTAGTTAATTTAGCTTCCATTTCTTCAAACGTCATTGTGGTTTCATAAGTTGGAATACCATAAGCTGTTGTTATAGTTTCTTTACCAGTTGCTTTAGCCAATAATTTTTCTTCTTCGGGTGTAATATATGCAAGCGTGTGTCCTTCTGGCCCTGCATTAGATAATGCATTAAGCTCTTTAGCCATTAAACCACTTTGATTTTGAGATTTATCTGTAGGTTTACCTTCTTTAAAAGCACCTTTTAAGTTATCATATACTACTGCCATATTATCCTCCTAATGGATTGCTATTTAATGCTTTGACTTCTTCAATTAAAACATCTTGTAATTCATTTTCTTTTTTAACTACAGCAACATCTTTGCTTAGTTCTTCAATGTCTTCTTCTAATTCCCAACCATATTCTTCTAATTGTGCAAGAGCATCATAAATAGGCTTTGTATTAACAGGCTCTGGTAACATAGCAATTTGCTCTCTAACTTTACCAATTTCTGCAAATACCTTTGTTAAATCTACAGGCTGTATTTGCTCTTCTACTTCATCTATTCTATCAATTAATTCTACTTTTAGATTAGCAATTTTTTCTTCCATAGGAGATAAATCTACAGTTTCATTTACCACAAATTCTTTGTTTTCTATTTGGTCTAATCGTAAGTTGAACTGGCCCCATGTGTAAAAGCCACCTCCGATTGCCCCAATTACGCCTATTAATGCGGCATATGTACTTAATTTTTCTATTACTTTCATTGTTTTAGTGCCTCCAGTTCAGCTTGTAGTTTTCTTTTTGTTGTTTCTATATTTAATAATTTAACCCTATGTACTTCTACAGGGTCGTTGTCTGTGTAAGAACTAAGTGATGTTCCCACATATATCTCCCCAGAATAGGAAGATAAATCTACTTGAAGAAATAGCCCCATGTTTGCATTTTCATATATATCCTTTGCAGAATAAAATACTACTTGTTTATATGCATCGAGGCTATTATCTTTAAAAAATAAATCCTCTTTTGTTAAGTTTTGAGTTGTTTCTTTTG